TAAAGATGGACTCAGCCAAAACTGAGTACATTTTTATGAAGGATCCAAGCGGATCCCAGCCATCTTTTAAGCAAGATGGTATGCCTACAGCGCCGTGAACTTGTTTAGTGCTTCAACTAAATAAGTTTGAAAATCAGGAGACCCTCAGGGGTCTAAGTTGGAGGAACTTAGACAATGAGGGTTGAACCTGATAAATTCAAAAAGACCTGATTGGTCTTCCTTTCACAAGGTGTCTGCGGCCCAGGAGAAATTCTGGAAACCGAAGACTTAATCAATCAATCGCATGTCTTTCCCCGCCCTAGTTCCAGGGTGAACAACCTCAACGAACTCAATGCCCGACAGAGTAGTCTTAGGGTTATTGAGTGAGAAGAGTGGCGGAATGATCTTATCGAGGGACGTTAATAGCCTTCAGTGCATAGGATCGTAGACGGTCCCGCTCTGAGTAGGTCTTTCTCATTTACCACTGAGAATTAAGAGACCTATTGCCAGTGTGGTGCCCTTGAGATGGATGTTAGTTTCGCGAGGAGCTAACAGCCTTTCCTATGAGCCTGGGCCTTAGCCAATCCCCTTCTGACCGTAAAGGTCAGCATGAGATTCCCGTTGGCCCGTACAATATTAATTAACATGATTAAAGACTATTACGCAAAGCTTATTATAAGCATCACGGAACAGTTGGCTTTATTCATATTGCCTAACACTGTGAGGTATAGGACGAAAGTTCATTACTATTACAGTAGGGAGACGGATGAAAATCTGTCATATTTCATTCGTCTCTACTACCATAACCGCATCATACTCCTTATTAAGGTTAGTAGATGTCGTACGGTTCTGTTTGACTACCTCTGCTTATTAGGTAGTAAACCGGACGGTGTATGGTATTTAACCATACTATACATCTTCTTCCTTCTCCTAACTGGACTGACTATATGACTATTTTGGTGAATTTCACCATTTGGTCATCAGTCCGTTATAGTTGGGGGACGGTCAAACAAGACTAGGTCAAAAACTAGCACTCCTAAACGGGTTCCCTTTAAAAAGGGATCCCCATTTAGTTTTGCCCGGTGGAGCATCCGATTAGAGAGCTTAAGTGACACACTTCGTTTAAAAGCGAAGTCCACATTCGCTAAATATCTTTTAGATATGAAGCTTATAGTGGGTGGAAAACCATCTCTGGATTTTATTCGCACTTCTAAAGTACTTGCAAAGAGGCTGCGGGATATACAGAAATCCCAAGGCATTAAAGGACTAGTTCTCTATCTAAAAGTGAACTCAGTCCTTCTTCAGCAAGCTATTTCTGGACATGTATTATTGGATGTCACCCCTCTTGGTCCTCGAGTTTCTCGAACTAAGGGGGGTGGACTACCTCGCATAATACCCAGCCACCATCGACTAATTATTCGTAATTGATCGAGGGGCGCCCATTTCTTGGTAAAGTATTACCTTACGGTCTTTGGTATCTATCGGATCCTCAAATTTAAAGGAATTTTGGATTTGAGTTCCATAACAGATCCCGGTCCCGCATTTGTGTTAGAATATTTCACACAACACGCGAAACGGTTTTGGTATCTTTTTATAAGGAAACCGGATTTGGATTCCTTTTATGAAGATACCAAGGGAGTTTTCTTAGCAGAGATAAGAAATCGCTTTAGATTCTTCTCTATTGTTAAGTCCTCCCCTCAAAGTACCTTGGTAATGACCGACCCTCTCCCTTTCTCACCCTCTATGGAGAGTTTCGAAAGGAACAAAAAGAGACGGGGAGACGGTTTCGTCTTACTCGATCGCAGACCACCCAAGAAGAGTGATCTGAAGCTCTTTTGATCCACTCATCCTAGTATGATGATCAATTCCTTATGAGCATTAAGAAATGAACCATTTTATAAGTTGATGGAGCTGATGTGCATCCGCTTAGCACCTCGGCTTTTGACTCTTATGACTGGTATCGTCCCGTATAGGGAATTCGACCAGACCGTTGAGCAGGAAGAACCTCGACGCATTGGTCGCTACTCGGACTTATTCCGGGGTGATCCTGTATCACCTCCTGGAAAATTAGTTCGAGTATCCCTCCCTACTGGCAAACTTGGTATTAAACAAGAGCCTGCAGGTAAGGTTCGAGTATTTGCGATGGTAGACCCGTTTACTCAATGATTTTTAAATCCTATCCATGAAATCTTATTCTTCATATTAAGAAAGTGACCCATGGACGGGACTTTTAATCAAGTGAGACCCGTTTTGCGATTGTTAAAGATTGCAAAGCGGGCGGGTTTACCGTTGTACTCCTTGGATCTTTCCTCAGCCACCGATCGGATACCTGTATCTATACAGGCAATGCTCTTAGACCATTTGGTCTGAGAGTTTCCGCATTACGGTGCGAGTTGGAGACGGATTTTAGTAGAGCGATCTTATTGGATCAAATCAGAGGAGTTTGATGTCAATAAGTCGGTCACGTACGGTGTGGGTCAACCTATGGGTGCCCTCTCCTCGTGAGCGATGCTCGCTACCGTCCACCATTTTATAGTCCAAGTAGCCGCTTGAGAAACCGGTTGATGCAAGACTCGTCTATTCACCAAATACGCTTTACTTGGTGATGACTTAGTTATTGCATCGAAGGTGGTAATGACTAGATACCTCGAGATTCTCGATGGTATCGGAGTCAAGTGCGCTCTTCACAAATCAGTTATCAGTCCGAAAGGTATTGGACTGGAATTTGCTAAGAAGACCTTTTGCCACGGTCACGATGTATCCCCAGTTTCGTGACTCGAGCTAGAGACCTCTTTAGCCGATTTGTCGACTTGAGCGGCTTTTGCCAAGAAGCATGGACTGTCTTTGGTTAGACAGTTCCGTGTCTTAGGTCACGGGTATATTTCCCGAAGAAAGCCTTTTAAGAGGTTAAACCACGCTTGTCAACTTGTTTGATTGACTAGTGTGGCAAAACTGTCCATGAACTCTCAGACGATGTCCCTTTGGGGGCGTCTTCCAGGAGTTTTTGAGGGACTTCTTCCTATGTTTAAGGAAGAAGTTCTCGGACCTCTTTATGAGACTCTTCTGACCTACTGGCAAGACTTCTCCAACCTAAAGAAACGGAACCCGGAGGCATGGTTCCGTTCAATGGGTTGCCATGAGTATTATCTGTCCTCGATATGCTCGTTATATGACTCAGTATTCCGAAGTGAGTACTCCAAAAATATGTGGAATATTTGGGAGAAACTCATCTCAGAACTGCGGTTATATAGCAAGATCGAGACTTTCGATGAAGCTCTGGCTCTTTACCTAAAGATCTTAAGCAACAAAACCATTCCTCAGATGGATATTTTCCGTCTGCGGCCCTTAGCCACTAACAAGGGGTCCGGAAAGCGGTTACCACTCCAGGTAACCATGTTCAGGAAATGGTCTAGAGTTGTATTTAAGATCATCAAGCGAATACGGAAGAAGAAGGCAAGTATACCTTAACAGGTAACCTGTCCTTATTGGTATTAGTTAGCGCTCCAGTTAGTGAACCAGGAGGGGTTTATTAACAAGACGTTAACTAATACTGATCTGGATTGGACCTAAGTAATGATCAATCAATGATTATTACCTAAGTTTAAGGGTCTTTCAGAGTAATGGTTTTCCAGTGAAAACATTACCCCTTAGGGGAGGAGTCGGCAAGCGTCCTGTAACTCCTTCTCAAAGCGGTAATCAAGTTATCCGTGGGTTTAAGTCCCACGGGTAACATACACGCGCCGTGAGTGCTTCCTTATTACGAAATCCCGAAAGGGTGGGTGTAATAAGTACGAGC